CAAGATAGAGTTCGGGTACGCAGAGAACATGACAGACGCTTTACGTTACCAAGGGCAATCTTACACATGGATAGGAATAGACGAACTTCCACAATATCCTTCGCCAGATATATATAATTTTTTAAGATCATCACTTCGATCTGTAGACCCAGAAATACCTGTATATTTAAGAGCAACAGGTAATCCAGGTAATATAGGTTCATTATGGGTAAGAGAGATGTTTGTTGATCCAGCTATACCTAATACTACATTTGATATTAATATAAATACACCTGTGGGTAGGAAAGTTATAACTCGTAGATTTATACCTGCAAAGTTACAAGATAATCCCCACTTGATGCAAACAGATGACTACTATGCTATGCTTGCATCTTTACCAGAAATACAACGTAAACAATTTTTAGATGGAGATTGGGATGCATTTGAAGACTCAGCATTTCCTGAATTTAATAAAGCACTACATATTGTTGATCCCTTTGAAGTGCCTAAAGGTTGGCAGCGTTTTCGTGCTGCAGACTGGGGCTACTCTTCTCCTGCTTGTGTTCTTTGGTTTGCTATTGATTATGATAATAACTTATGGATTTATAGAGAATTATATACCCAAAAGATTACGGCAGATGTATTTGCACGAAAAGTCTTAATGCTAGAGAAGGATGAATACATACGCTACGGGGTCTTAGACGCTAGTACATGGGCAAAACGGGGTGATGTGGGTCCAAGTATCGCAGAAACGATGATTCAAACAGGATGCCGCTGGAGACCTTCTGATAGAACACCTAAAAGTAGAATTAGTGGAAAATTAGAGATTCATAAAAGATTAAAAATTAGTGATGATAAAAAAAAGGAACCAGGATTAAGAATATTTTCTACTTGTAGAAATTTAATTAGAACATTTCCTCTTTTACCTTTAGACGATCATAATCCTGAAGATGTTAATACACATGCAGAAGATCATGCTTATGATGCTTTAAGATATGGTTGTATGAGTAGGCCAATGCATACTAGTTATGCTAATAGATTTAATAAAACTCCTCGACCACAATTTACTCCCTCAGATAGAATATTTGGTTATTAATTAATACTACACAAGGGACTGAATGAGAAAGAATAAGTTACCTATTATAGATAGAAAGAATTTTCCTTATGACTTAGCAATGGTTTATTGGGAAGATATTGTTGGAGATGTATCTTGGGCTGATATCCATGATATTAAAAAATCTAAAACAGCAGTATGTTGTAGTGTAGGATGGATAGTACACAATAATAAAACAACTGTTGTTATGGCTGATTTTATTTTTGAAGACAATGGTAAAATAAAACAAGGTGGTGGATACACAACTATTCCTACAAAGAATGTACTATCAATTAAGAAAATAAAACTATAGGAGACTATAATGGCAAGAAAAAAGAAAACAAGAACAGTTGAAGATATCATTGAGGATATCAGAGAGTTGCATGAAAAGGAAGAAGACTTATTAATGGAACTTGAAGATTTAACTCAAGAGTCTGATATTGATGAAGGAGATGAATAATGGAAAATAAATTCGACCCAAAAGCTAAAGTTAAACAAGGAGATCTTGGTTCAGCTGCTGATGGCAAACAGCCTAATCAGGCACCAACTAATATTGATTTTGATAAACATGCACCAGGTAAAGGTAAGTCTAAAAACTATTTAGATTTAGAAAAGAGTGGTGAGTATTTAACTAAATCAGGTAAAGAGCATGTACAAGATTCATTGTTTAAATTAGCTGATCAAAAAGATTATTAATGACTAAAAAAACTAAAGGAATAACTAAACGTCAGGCAGCCAAATCGGAGATATTAAAAGCTAAGGGTTTAGAAAAGGCAGGTGAGATAGAACCAGGTTGGGGTCATCCACTTAATCCACTTAGAATTATTGCTTCTGGAATGAGCACTAACTTTAGTGGCTATCCCGAAAAAAGTAAATATAAAAAATCTTTAGAGAAGTACGAAAAGGAATTCCCAACACTTGTTAAAAATATTAAATATAATACTAAAAAAAAAGTATATGCAAATGCATATAAGAAAAAAAAATAAACAATTAAGGAGATAAAAATGCCAGAAGGAATAGGATATCCAAAAGGTGATGCAATTTTAGGAAAGATTAAACAGGGCGAATTTGGTGCTGATGTTGCTAAAAGACCTAATGAAAAACTAAACATGAACCCTAATCAAAAAGTTAAACAAGGTGATTTAGGTAATGCACCAGACGGACCAGGAAAAAAAGAAAAAGTAGACGCATCTATTTTTAAGAATGATAATAACCCTACAAATAAAAAAGCAGAAGTAAAAGGTTACTAGTCATGGCTTTAGCAGATTCGGATAAACGTTTAAAGCGTACCCCTGATAATGATAGAGCTAAAATGAAAGCTAAAGCAGATCGTGTGCTTTTCGCTGATGTAAAGCAATCAGATATAGATATATTATTAAACACTGGTGGTATAACGGCTGATACTGATGCATCTGATATAAAGCAACGATTAGAATGGCAGGGTAAAAAATTAAATCCTACAATTACAGATCAAGAAATAAAAGATGTATTAAATAAAAAAATTACAAAGCCTACAGGAAAATTTAAAAAAAATTAAATAAATGGAAAAGAAACCATACACAGAAGAGTATGATCCATTAGTTGGATATATACGAAGCAGATTTCAACAGGCAGAAACTTCTAGATTGTATGATGAAAAGCGTTGGTTAAAAGCTTACAGAAACTACAGAGGACTATATGGTTCTGAGATGGCTTTTAGAGATAACGAAAAGTCTAAAGTTTTTGTTAAAATTACAAAAACAAAAGTACTTGCATCATTTGGTCAAATTATAGAAGTATTGTTTGGTTCTGGAAAATTCCCTATTGGGGTAGAACCAACTCCTGTCCCTGAAGAAATGGCAGAATATGCCCATCTAAAACCACAACAAATGCAACAACCTAATGGTTCTGCAAATGGAAATGGTGAAGATAAAAATCCATATGGTTTTCCTGGTGATGGTAAAGAGATTCCAAAAGGAGCAACTGCAGATATGCTCATGGAAAATCTTGCACAAAATTATGAAGCATTAGGTTTGGATGAAGGACCTGCTCCTGATCCTAGATCAATGCCACAAATAGAACCTGCAAGAATAGCTGCAGAAAAACTTCAAAAAGTTTTACATGATCAATTAGAAGAGACAGATGCTATTAAAAGTTTACGTCATGTATTTTTTGAAATGTGCTTATTAGGTACAGGTATTTTAAAAGGTCCATTTACTGAAGATAAAATATATCATAAATGGGAAACTGATCCTGAAACAAACGAAGATACTTATACAGCAAAAATTAAATCGGCTCCAAAATTAGAAGCAGTATCATGTTGGGATTTTTATTCAGATCCTAATGCAACTAATATGAATGATTCCGAATATGTTATTCAGAGACATTCATTTAATAGACAACAATTTGCAGATTTAATGAAGAGACCTTTATTTGATGCAGATGCTATTCGTAGTTGTTTAGAGATGGGACCTAATTATCAAACAAGAGGATTTGAATCCTCATTATATGATAGAGAAAATGTTGAGAATTTATATAAAAATAGATTTGAGGTTTTAGAATATTGGGGTCTACTAGATAAAAGAATTGCTAAAGAGATTGGTTTTGATCATGATGATGAATTAGATGTAGTATCTGTAAATGCATTTATATGTGGAAATAAAGTTTTAAGATGTACTATAAATCCATTTACACCTACAAGATTACCATACATGGTATGTCCATATGAAATAAATCCATATCAATTTTTTGGAGTAGGTATTCCAGAAAATATGGATGACTCACAACAAATTATGAATGGTCATGCAAGAATGGCAATTGATAATTTAGCACTATCAGGTAATTTAGTATTTGATATTGATGAAACTTTATTAGTCCCAGGTCAAGATATGAAAGTATTCCCTGGTAAAATATTTAGAAGACAAAGTGGACAGCCTGGGCAAGCTATACACGGATTAAAATTTCCTAGTACTACAAATGAGAACATGATGATGTTTGATAGATTTAGACAGTTAGCTGATGAATCTACAGGTATACCTTCATACTCACATGGTACTACAGGTGTTCAAACTACTACAAGAACTGCAGCTGGAATGTCAATGTTGATGGGTGCTGCAGCATTAAGTATTAAAACAGTTATTAAAAATATAGATGATTACTTATTAAAGCCCCTAGGTAAAACATTATTTTATTGGAATATGCAATTTAATGATGATAAGCCTGAAATAAAAGGTGATCTTGAAATTAAAGCAAGAGGTACATCTTCTTTAATGCAGAAAGAAGTTAGATCACAAAGACTAATGACATTTATGCAAACAGCAGCTAACCCTTCGTTAGCACCGTTT